CAAAAGATAAAGGCAGGTCTCCTTTTTGTTATGAAAAACAGTTTCTTAACTGAGGAATACCATAGAAAAGATATGGATAAGTTATGGAAATCCTTTGAAACACCATTAAAAAGATTAGAGATGAGTTATGACACGGATGAGTGGAAGGCTAACCCTACCCCTTTATGTGGTTGGTGTAGTGTAGACACTTGTGAATTTTATAAACCAAGGTTCTTTACTATAAGTTAAAGCCATCTCATGCTCACATATCTTCTCACCGGGAATAGCTATAAGGGCATCTATCATATCTTTGAAACGCTGATAGTTTTTAGCAAGCTCTACTCCGTCTCTTACATATTCTTCTAAGGCTGTATGCACGGCCTTACCATACATCATAGCTTGATTCTCGGTAACTGTATAATTCTTAAGTACCCTTATCTCATGGTATTGTTTAGGACAGTTCGTATATTGTTTTAGTGATGAAAAGCTCCATGTGTATTCTGCCAAATTATTTACCCTGCCCTTTATATCGTTTAAAATCTTTCTTTAGTTTTTTGTTCATGGTAGAAGTCTTTGCAACCCTACCACCCTGTGAAGTACGCTTGTGAAGAGGGACTCGTTGTTCCTCTGTTAGCTTTAATTTACCCATATCTATTACCTTTACTTATGTTATCTCTTCCTCTTAATACCTGCAGATTATTTGGTACATGCAGTCCTGAAATGTTCTTACCTTGCAGTGGGATAATGTGGTCTACATGATACATAATGCCCTCTACTTCTGAACGTCTTCTAGCCATTCTATATACATCTTCTATTTTAGCCAAGTCTTCTTTGGTTAGCCAACTAGGTGTTCTGTTTAATTTAGAAGCTCTTCTCTTTGCAATTGAAGCATATACTTTATCTTTATTAGCTTTTTTATAAGCATTTTGTTGAGCTAATAGCTTTTCTTTATTTCTTTCGTGATAAGCTCTCTTTTGAGCGTTTCTTTTTTCTTTATTAGCTTCGCGGTAAGCTTTTTGAGACTCTTTTATCCTTTCTTTATTAGCTTCGTAGTAAGCTTTCTTTTCTTCTTTGTTATCTTGGTACCGAGCTTTAGCCCTGTTTATCAACTCGCCAACTGCCGTTACCCATATCAATATTAATAATTTTCACATGGTCAGGAAGATAGGCATACTCTTTGGGTATACATCTAAAGCCATTATACTTATCAGCGCTGTGTAGGAAGTAGTGAATTTGAGCAACCTCACAGCTTTTGAAATTCCCTACGTATGATTCGTCGAGACTTGTGTTGCTTACTAATAAAACAAATGCAAATTCAATCATAATGTCTCCTTAAAACAATGCTTTAGAAAGTATATGTTTAATTACGTCTACTGTCCACCCATTACCTAACATCTTGTATCGCTGTGTATTAGATACTCCCTCGGTATACTTATCAGGAACCGTCTGAAGTCTTTCGCATTCAAGAGGAGTTAGCTTACGATACGTAGGCCAATCAAATTTCATGTAGTCAAAGTTAGTAGCAGTTAGACAGTTACTTTTATCTTTCATACTTCTGCCACGTCTTGTCTTACTATTAGGAAAGGTAGCATCAAAACAATCTCCATCTTCTATAACTGCATATCCTTGTTTAGTAGCTTCCGCAATGATTAATACATTATCTTTCTGAACCGTAGTTAATGTATTAGTTTTGCCATCCTCTCTTACCTCTAACTGTTGTGTAGTTTTACCCTTAACACTTTCTTTATGGTCAGTACGTTTACCATTCTCATCATAGTACCTTCCTCTAAATGCTCCACCCACGACAATCTTAGGCTCCCGATGCCCGCCCTGCATTGTTGTCAAGGTAGGAGACTTTCCATCAGGGTGGTAAACTCTTTTGATTGAATCATTACCTTTTAAGTCAGCATCCCCAACATGGCATAGTCCATCCTTACTAAATATAAGTTGTCGTCTATGCTTCTCAAAGTATGATTTAAGGTTGCCACCTTTAAAGTAATTAGCGTCAAGGCAATGTGATTTAGTTCTATCAGTAACCCCATCCTCTATAATATCTTTCAATACAATACCTAAATCATTAGGCTGCGTTATGTTAGGGATGTTAGTCCAGTATAATCTAACTCTGTTCTGTGCGGACAGTAGTGAACTATTTATCATGATAGGTTCTACACCTAAATCTTTAGTGATGATAGCTTGGAATTCTTTCTTCATCCTTACGTTTTCTAGTAAGAAGTATTTGGGTTTAGTCTCTTTAAGTAGTCTCACAAACTCAAAATATAATGCACTACGAGGGTCATTAAAGTTTAACTGCTTGCCTGCAAATGAGAACCCTTGGCATGGTGAACCTCCTATCATGAGGTCTATCTTATCTAGCTTTGTGCCATCTACTTTAGTTACATCCCCTATGTGTAATATATTAGGGTAGTTTTTCTTGGCTATTGTCATAGCATACTTATCTATCTCCGAGGCATAGTATTTATCTACCTCTACTCCTAGCTTATCTAACGCTATCTGTCCACAACTCATCCCATCAAATAAACTTAATACATTAATACCCATCAACAATCTCCGTAGTTTGAACCGAAGTCTCCCTCGCAAGTTATTGGACAATCTTTAGCCCAGCCTGGAGGAATAGACATCTGTTCCATTATATAATTTAAAGCCTCATGCTTATCTTTCTCAGGAGCTATACACACAACTGCGTCATGCACTGTTAACACAGGTCTATATCTGTGGCTGATAGCGACCATCTGCTCACCAATAATAATGCGAGCCAATGCTTGAACAACGTTCTCAACTATAGAACCTCCCCAAGTACCTATCTTACCTCTCCTGCTTTTATAAACGTATCTTCCTTTTAGTTCAGAAGTATCCCACTCTAATTCAGGGTAGTATATGTATAACCCATTGGGTAACTTTAATCCTTTAGGTGTAACTAATACTGCTTCTTTTTGTCCTATATAGTATTCAGGTTTATCTTTAGGCCATGACGCAATGTCTGATAAAGCTCCATCACAATCTCGCCACAGCTGAACTACCTTATCGTTTAACTCTCTGTATAAATTAACTAGTCGTTGGCATTCAGTCTCTGATAGTTCTGCACCTCCAAGTTTCAATACGTTCTGTAACTTCAATGCACCTGTGCCATACCCTAATCCTAGAATACAAGTCTTACCAACAAACCTTTCTATCTTATCTGCTTTAGTTAGCTTACGGTTGTATACCTTACTTGCAAACTCTAGGTAAACATCTCGTCCTTCCCTAAACCATTGGGTAACATCCTCCTGTCCTGCTAACCAAACTAATACTCGTGCTTCTATCTGTGAACTATCTACATTCATAATAACACTATCATCTGGTGGGATCAAGGCTTGCTTCAAAGCTTTCTTCTTTGCGTCTCTTGATGGTAAGTTTTGGAAGTTAACTTTATCTGAACCTGACCATCTACCTGTATGCGCCCCATAGTATTTAAGAGGGATAGGTAGTAGTCCTTTATTCCTAGCACCAATGCCTATGAAACGTTCTATCCTTGATTCTTCTATAGTAGATTTTGTACCAAGACGCACGGCACAAAGGTCTTGAATGAAGGGGTCATCATGATTCTGTAAATCTATAAACCCTTGGTCAGTCTTTGCTAATGCATATGTCTGTTTACCTGTAGTAGGAGATTCTTTAAGTGGGCATTTGACTCCAAGTTCCTCAAGTAACTCGGCAAACTGATTGTTGCTTGCTAATTTCTTTCTTACTGCTTCCTCACTATCACACTCAAGTTTAGCTTTTAGACCTGATAGTAGTCCCTCTTTCTCTTTCTTTACTTCATCAAGTCTCTCCATTAGTAATGCGTCATCAACTTGAATGAGTGGTTGTGTAAACATTCTTATGGTTAAATCTATAAGCTTCAATTCCCTGGTTGGGAAGCCTTTTACGATTATATTAAATAAACTATAGGTTAGTTCTGTATCGTTCTTACAATACTCACCATACTGACGTAGCTGATGTTCAGGAAAGTCCTCTAGTCGTAGTCCTTTAGCGTCAACTACTTCTGTTCCTTTCTGTCCTAGATTATATCTTTCAGCTAATGCTTTAAGTGAACCCCCTGCATTTGTGCCATGTAACGCTCTAGCTATACAAAGAGTATCGAAGTAAACTTTAGGGACAACGTTAAATATCCAAGATAGGATTGCCCCATCAAACATCATATTGTGACACACTAATGCGGCATTTTCCCAGGCAATAGTGTTTAGAACATCTTGTAGTTCCTCTTGTGTTCCTGTATACCATTTAGTCTTACCATCATTAATCTTGATAGATAGACCTATGACTTGGAACAAAGGAGATTTTATATATTCTTCTGTGGTTAAACGGTTAAGACCATATCCTTGGTCGTAGAACGTCTCGAAGTCAATCGTTATTAGATTCAAGCTTACCCTTTCTCTCTTTTATACAGAACCCTTTAATATTAAATACACCCATATCGGATTCAATGGAACAATACCACTCGCCCCCATGATTTATTTTAGCGTCACCTCCACACTTACAACAGTTTGCAGGGCCTACTTTAGTGTCTTCTTTAATAATAGTCATAACTTATTTGCATATTTAGTATGTTCATCACGACATTCTATACTACACCACCTACGATTGTCTTTAACTTTTGTCTCACACCATATACATTGTCCTGTGTCATTATCAGGAATTTCAGTGTTTACATTAGATAGTGTTGCGTCTAACTGTCTCTGAACTTCGTCGTTGGCGTCATCAATATCGTCGCTCATATCATATGTCCTATACGCCAAGGTGATTTACCCATACGCTCTTTTGTTGTAATTGCTTTGGGTAGTTTAACACCCCATTTATTTAAGGCAAATTCTGAAACCCCTGCATATTTAGCTACTCTACTTCTTGATGCCGTTGGGTTCTTTGCCATAAACTCATTAGCTCTCTCAATGGCAATTACTTTTTGTTCCTCTCTTGCCTTCTTTCTTTTTGCTAATTCTTCTCTTTGAAATCTACTCATTACTTTCCTTTCGTTTAAATTAAACATGGCTCACAAGTTTTGACTGCAATTTCATAGTCACTTAACTTCTGAACTTTACTTCTTTTCTCTACAATCTTTTTCATAGTAAACTCAGGCTTGTCTCTAATAAACCATTCAGCTTCTACTTTACTGTGAAAACGTCTTATAGATTCTGCTTCACTATCATAAACTATATACAACATATTAACTATCCTCCTAACTAAAGTATAAACACTGGTGACTCACATGTTGTCGTAAAAAATCTCCTTGTTCTGAACGTAACCATCACCGTATGGATTATCGTCCTGTATGTATCCATCACCGTAAGGATTTTCGTCCTGTATGTATCCGTCTCCGTATGGATTAGTGTCTTGAATGTATCCATCACCGTAGGCATTCTCTCCTTGTATATATCCATCTCCATAAGGATTAGTGTCTTGGAAATACCCATCGCCATAAGGATTATCTGCATTGACCGTAATACAATAACCTATTAATAATACTACTCCAAATAATCTAATCATCGCATGTCCCTCCGATACAATACTTACCATTAAGAATCTCATCTGCAAGGTCATCAGACACTGCTTGTCTCTCAGCAACATCAATGCGTTTCTCTATCTCACTTGCCTTATTAGATTTTAATAATATATCTAGTTCATCTATTATATTCTCTGCGTCCTCAACATGAGTGTCACCTAATCTATGTTCATTAAGTAACTCTACATGATTCTGCAGCAATACCTTAACTCTTTTAAATAAATCTTGGCTCATTCTAACTCTCCCTCTATATCTATAATGTTACAGTGTTGAACTCTAAGGCATAAGATATCTAATATAAAATACTCATAGACCTCGCCTTCCCTCGTTGTTTCATACCATTCAAACCCTAGGTGTAACCCTAAAAACCAATGCCATGTCCACATATTACTTCTCTCCTTTTTCAATTCGTTTATTAGCATACCATATCATTTTCTGTAAGTCTTGCTCTAGGTTATTTTTATGTTTACATCTAAGTAGGTATTTCCCGCATTGCCATAGTAATGGGTCATCAGAGAAAAACTCCTCTAGTATCTCAATTGCTTCCCATTTGTGATTTGTGTAATGCGGAGGGTGGTTGACTAAATCTTTCTTTGTCGAAACCTTTCGACTCTTTTTCTTCGGTGGTAAATCTATAATTGTTATTGCCATTATTTTTTATCCTCTCTAGTAAATTGATAAATGCTTTTCAAGATATACGACTCTAGCATATCAATATTTGTCTCGTCAATAACCAACGCTTGACCTTTAGCTTTACTGATATCACTCAAGTGTTTCTTCTGTAGCTCAGTAGGTTTGTTACCATCACTCTTACACTCTATTCCCAGGAAACGGCCCTTAAAGCAGCCGATTATGTCAGGAACACCACTTGCACCATACCCTCCTGTTGCAGGCATACAGTAATAACAGTCTAACTTTTTTAATATCTTCTTCACTTTCTCTTTAACTTTCTTCTCGTTTGCCACTGTCTATCTCCTTTAGTTGTTTAGTAGTCATCACTATCACATATGTATCTTTGTAGCACCTCCATCCTATATCTTTAAAGTCTGCGTCGTCTGTATCTAAAAACTGGTGACGCACGTAGCAGTCAGCTTCTCCTCCATACGTTGTAGACCAAACTTTAGATATCGGCTCACTCATAGAATTTATCATTGAGAGTTTTAGATGTAACCAAGAGGGTAATTGTTCAGGGGAGTATCTTACTTTTGTGTTTGCAGCTGTATAAAATATATAACGGAAAGTTTGTCGAAGCGTGTCGACTGGCTCTACTTGAGTTAGAACCATTCGACACCTATCGTGTTTATTATTTTCGTAGTGACTAATACGAGGAGAGTGTTTTACATTGTCTCCTCCGAAGTCAGCGTTTCTGTCTCTGTATTGCATTCATCCCCTCTACTAATTAATAGCCATTGAACATTGAAAGGATTGGATAAAGAACCATCACTGTAAGTATTAGATTTATATAACACACCTAAATCTTCATACCATGTTACATACGACGAGTCTATCCAATAGTCTCTCTTAATATAATTATCATACTTATTTTCTAGTGTTACTTTAAGCATGGTAAGAATCGGAGTTATTGTTAATATTCTCGGCTACCCATAGCTGCTTCATTCTTAATATAATTACCCACCATAATAGTGTCATTATGAGGATTAATACCGAATGCATAAAAGCCATTCGTAAATTCAGAATCAACTAACTCTTTAGCCGAAATATAAGTCTCGCATAGTTTGTTATTCCTGTCTATAAATTCTTCAAAATATTTTACGTGTTCAGGTTTTAACTTTCTCTTATCACCAAACTGATTTTCAACTAAAGCCAATGCCTGTTCATGAATTTCATAGCCACCATTTAAAGTTTTCTGCCATCGTTCCATATCCTCTTTGAGTTTACTGACAGTAACATTATTAACTTTATAATGTCCTTTCATACTTGTGCCATCTACTCCGAAGTCCCCAACATTACCAAAGTCAATTTCTTTCTTGGCTATTGTTTTAATAATTTGAGATATCTTATTTGATGATATTGTTCGCCTATCCCATGTTGTCTTACCTCTATCCTTAACTTGTGTCTTGTGATGAAAGGAATATTTGTCGTTAGGTATATCATAATAAGCCAATGCAACAGGTATGCCTCGACAACTCAACATAAAACAATCTTTGATATTGCGACTATCATCCTCCCCCATAGCGTATTTATATTGGTAAGTGTTATCATACTCATACCAAGAGATACCATTTTGAGCAGTTACTTCCAGCCCGTAAGTGAGATGTAACTCTTGTATGAGAGGATAAACTTTCGTCCCTTGCAGAGCGTTCTCCAACTCTGGGGTATATACATTAGCGTTAATAATTTTTTTAATATCCATAATTTTTCTCCATAGTTTAATTTATTCATTGTCCCAAGACACTGTCGCGTGCCCCGGTAACCCTTTAAAGCTTTTGTTTTCTGTTACCACCCACAATGTAGGCGACTGAATGTCCCAACTGATATCATTCTCAACATACCCATCGGTGAACACTATACACGCTTGTGGTTCTATCTTATGTTTAACCATATATTCAGAAACACAAGACACTCTAGTCCCACCACCTCCATCAGGTTTGAGTAAGTCTTTGATATTTTGGTAACTATCCTGATTAAATACTTGCTCTTTGGCAACCTCATAGTCCCACCAAAGTAGTCGTATCCTATCAGGAGTTACTGTATCGCATATAGACACAACCTCGGTAGCAAACTCGGTGAGTTCTTTCTGTCCAATAGACGCACTTGTATCTATGGCAATCACCAACTCTCCAATCGTTTCGTTCTCCATCGATGGTAGGTAGATATCGTTTGCCATCATGCGTTTGTTGAACTTCCGCCATGTATATTCGTCGTTACCCTTGATAGACTGTTGTATAAATTCTCTCAAGACTTCTCGCCAATCAATCTTGGGTTCAAACAATTCCTCAATGGCTCTAGGAACATTAGCACCAAATTTCCCTGCAAGGATAGAACCCTCTTTCAAAGCGTCCTCAACTTTTTGTTTCATCTCTTTGAGTTCTTTAGGTGATTTGTCGCTGTCCCCAAAGTTATGCTCGTCTAGAGTTTTTAAACTATCAGGCGAAAGCTTACTGCCACGTCCCGGCTGATCGTCTAAGTTTCCGTCCGACGGTGCGTCACCAGTGTCTGCGTCATCATTGTCGACAGGGTTCGACAACTGTTCCTTAAGGTCATCATAGACTTCCTTGACACTCCAATTGTGATACTTGTCCTCATACAGTCCACCTTCAGGCAGCTTGCATAGGTTCTCATCTTTCAGGTGAACAATGACATCATTGACAACATAGTCAGCACAAGCATTCATAAGCATAGGGTTCTCTTGGAACAATCGCTTGAACCTTGAGACATGGTTGAGAGCTACATGTAAGTTCTCATGTAATACCAACGCTCTCAACTCCATGTCATTGAGTTTCCCTATGAACTCTCTGCCATAGTATTTATTAATACCATCCGTGCATGCCGTAGGTATATCATCTTTCACCTCTGACTTACCCATCATGATAATGCCTGAATACAAGGCAGTCTCCTGATGTTTCATCAAGGCCACGTGCGCCCTCTTGAGTCTTTGGTCTTCGTTATATTGCATAGTTTTTTCTCCTTAACAAGTTCGTTTAGTAATAATGTTGCATAGTTCAAACGCACCGCTTAACAAAAATAGAAATGCCAAGAACCCTAATATAAATATAATAATAAGTGTTTCACCCTCATCCTTTCTCATAGTTTTTTCTCCTTTGTCGAAACGTTTCGACTAAAATAAGTAATGGTTGTTTTTTGCCCAATCTGCAATCTCAGGATTAGTTCGAGCAATCTTAACAGTCTTGGAATTACGCACTGCCATAGTAAAGAACACCGCTTGCATTTCGCTACTCTCCATTCTCTTGAGATACTTCATGAAGGAAGTTAAGGTAGACGAACTGTCAATCTTGTCGACCGCTTGGAACATCAACATCAACTGTGCAGATATCTGTTCAGGTATCTTGGCAGTCATAGGGTTCTCAATGATATCGCTAAAGACAGGTAAGTCTTTCTCAAGTCTCAAGAATGCATTCATGTCAGCACTAGCACTCTGACCGATAGTCCCACTCAATGCACACATAGTGGCATTATCACCTAGCTTATCCCTGTTATCGACAATGACTGAACACTTGTCCAATGAACGTGGAGTTACAAAGGATAACTGTTGTTTACTAGGGTTGAATATATAAGGGTTATCCTCTTGCCCCTCATCAAGATAACTTGCCAAACATCTAGGGAACGTATGCACAAAGGCACGAACCAATGACGATACCCCATTCTCGGTTGCCCATGTTAGCCAATCCTCGACATTAGGTTTCTCCATTTGCATAATGCAAACTCTATTCCCAGCATGAGCTAACATAGTGTCACCAACTCCATCTGATTGGTTGTTAGAAGTGCCGAACACTATTGAGTTCTCAGGTAGTGGTGTATCACCTATCGTTCTCTCAAGCATAAGTCTAGTGAATATCACTTGCAATAGTTTAGGTGCTTTCATAAACTCATCAAGTAGTATTACTTTAGGTTTATCACTGTCTAATTTAAACAATGTCCCAACATAGTTTTCCAATGACTTGCTATCATGGTTCGGTATAGTCATTGCAATGTCAGACATATCTTTGACAGGACAATCTACATAGATGTAGTCATAGTCATCCCCCAAATCTTTCTCTAACATTTTCAGCAGTGAAGTTTTGCCACACCCCGGCTCACTTTGTATGATTGGTGTAATGGTTGTGCCGATTGTAGGTATTACTTTGCGTAGTTCTTCGATAGTTACTTTCATAGTTTTTCTCCGTATTAATTAAATTTACTTAAAATGTCATCAAGGTCTGTCTTGACTTTAGTTCTTACTGCGTCACTATCTCTCAATAGTTCCGTTGATACACCCGTTAGGGTATTCTCAAGTTCATTGACTGCTTGAGATAGCTTAATACTTTTCTCATTATCAATTGGCTTGAAGTTCTTAATGGTATTAGCTAATGCTTTTGCACGATTGAATGTCGTATCGTAAATGGCTCTCTTCTTAAACGTAGGGTTTCCATCTTTGTCTACCCCCTCGCTCACACCACAACAATGACTTAAACTCTCCAATACATCAGTGATACGTTCCATCTGTGAGTCGACAACATTGTTCACGATATCGTCTGCTTGATGCTGATATTGTGTTTTCAAATCGTCAGCAATGTCTTGTGATACTTGACATCTAAAGTCATGGCTCGGCACTTCTGCAACATAAAGTTTCATGTTGAACTTCTGTCGAAGCGTATCGACATGAGGGTAGTCATTACTATCAAACATATCCCCTTGCTTGAATGCCATGTCATTTACTAACGTCTGGTAGTTATCAAGAAAGTCTTCCACCGCAGTATTAAACTCATTCTCATACTCATGATATTCTGTCTTGAACTTCTCGATATCAATAGTAGGTAATAAGTCCTGTGAGTTATTCCATCTATACGTAGAGGCCTTCGCCCATTTATAGATCAACTGACGCAGCTTTATTATCCTATGGTGTTTAGGGTTCTTGGCAAATAGATACTTGGTAAACTTTCCCGAACCTCTATCTGCTTTCTTATTGTCTGTCACTTCGTCACTGATACCTTTGTCTTGCTTGGTCGCAGTCCATACATTGACATCTACTGATACCAATACACTTGACGTAGCCAACGACGCTATGTGTTCAGGTTGCTTTAATTCAAAGTTCATGCTGTCTCTCCTTTAGTTAAATATAAAACTTAATAATATTAAAATACATGCTATGAGTATTGCTTCACTTCCATCACCGTTATTTCTTTGTCTTCTCATAGTTTTTCTCCTATCATCATGCCACTCTCAATCTTATTGTTGAGTTCCTGTTGCCTTTTGTTATCTAGGTTTGTCGATAGGTTTCGACGAGTTGTCTCATCTTGCACATGGTCACATTCCTCGTAAGAACAT